ATGACAGCCTATCTCCCTCCCTTGCGCGACATGGAGTTCGTGCTGCACGACCTCGCCGGCCTGGGGGCGATCGCGGACCTGCCGGGGTTCGAGGAAGCCTCGGCGGAGTTGGTCAGCAGCGTGCTGGAAGAAGCCGGGCGCGTCGCCGAGAAGGTGCTGGCCCCGCTTAACCAGCCGGGCGACCGTCAGGGCGCGCGCATGGTGGCGGGCCAAGTGAAGACCGCCGACGGCTGGGACCGCGCCTATAAGACCCTGGTCGAGGGCGGCTGGGTCGGCCTGCCCTTCCCCGTCGAGTTCGGCGGCATGGGCCTGCCCGGTCTGGTCAACGCCGCCGTCAGCGAGATGTGGCAGGCCTCGAACATGTCGTTCGGGCTGTGCCCGATGCTGACCCAGGGCGCGGTCAACGCCATCGAGGTCTACGGCACCGCCGCGCAGAAAGAGCGCTATCTGCCCAAGCTGGTTTCCGGCGAATGGGCCGGCACGATGAACCTGACCGAGTCCGGCGCGGGCTCCGACCTGGGCGCCATCCGCACCAAGGCGGTCAAGACCGGCGACCATTACCTGATCACCGGGCAGAAGATCTTCATCACCTATGGCGACCAGGATCTGACCGGCAACATCGTCCATCTGGTGCTGGCCCGCACCCCCGACGCTCCCGCCGGGGTCAAGGGCATCTCGCTGTTCATCGTGCCCAAGGTGCTGATCGGCGCAGACGGCAGCCTGGGCGAGGCCAACGACGTTCATTGCGTGTCGATCGAGCACAAGATGGGCATCCACGCCAGCCCCACCGCGGTGATGTCGTTCGGCGACCATGCCGGGGCCATCGGCGAGTTGGTCGGCGAGGAAAATCGCGGCCTCGAATACATGTTCGTGATGATGAATCACGCCCGCCTGAACGTCGGCTTGCAAGGGTTGGCCATCGCCGAGCGCGCCTATCAGCAGGCCCGCGATTACGCCCGCGAGCGCATCCAGGGCAAGGCCGTCGGCTGCGCCGAGAAGACCGGCATCATCGACCACCCCGATGTGCGCCGCATGCTGATGACCATGAAGGCGCAGATCGAGGCCATGCGCGCCTTGGCCTATGTGGCGGCGGGCGCGTTGGACGTCGCCCACAGCCACCCCGACGCCGGCCAGCGCGAGGCGGCCAAGCGCTATGCCGAACTACTCAACCCGGTGGTCAAGGGCTGGTGCACCGAACTCGGCGTCGAGATCGCCTCGCAAGGCGTGCAGGTGCATGGCGGCATGGGCTATGTCGAGGAAACCGGCGCGTGCCAGCATCTGCGCGACGCCCGCATCACCCCGATCTACGAAGGCACCACCGCCATCCAGGCCAACGACTTGGTCGGCCGCAAGATCCTGCGCGACCAGGGCGTTGCCGTGCGCGCCGAACTGGCTTTGGCCGAAGCCCTGGCCCGCACCCTGAGCCAAAGCCCGGAGACCGCCTTGGCCGCCATCGGCGCGGCGCTGGCCACCGGCACCGACGCCGCCCAGCAAGCGGTGACCTGGCTGCTGGCCGCCGGCGCTGAAGACCCGCGCCTGCCCTCGGCCGCCGCCGTGCCGCTGCTGTTCATGATGGGCACGGTGTTGGGCGGCTACCAGATGGCCCGCGCCGCCCGCATCGCCGCCCAGCGCCTGGACGACGGCGAGGGCGATCCCGCCTTCTACCGCACCAAGCTCAACACCGCCTGGCACTACGCCGAACACGTCTTGCCCCAGTCGCTGGCCCTGCTGGTCACCATCACCCAAGGCGCCCGCACCGTCATGAGTGTGGATGCCGATCAGATGTAAGTGAAATCTGCGGCGGCAGGGTTCCCTCCCTGCCGCCGCAGTCTTTTCTATCGCATCGCCACGCGGGGTTTGAAGATGTCGCCGTCATCCATCGGCGATGGACACAGAGGCGGCGGCGCGCAGCATCCCCACAACAGCCCCGACAGCAACAGGATCATCCAGCCCTGACGCATGATCCGTCCTCCTCTCAGGTTGTGAGCGGTGCCAACGGCACCGGCGCGACAACCGGCGCAGGCGCAGGCAAGGCCACCGAGCCGGGCAAGACCAGCGTCGGATCGATCTTGGCCATGCGCGCCAGAACCAGATCGGCCAAATGCTGTTCGGTCAGCCCCAGACTGGCAATCTGGCTCGACGCCTGACTGGCGACAAAGCCCAAGGCGATTTGCACGGCAGTACTGCGGGTTTCGACCTTGGCGAAATCGGCATGCCCGAGCAGGGTCATCAGATGCGCCTGAGCAAAGCCGATGGCGCGTTCGACGACGCCGTCAATCTGCGACGATAGCAGACCATTCGCTTCGATGTTGGTCTTGCGCTTGACCCAGGCGGCGGCCCAGGTGCCGATGGCGGCCAAACTGGCGATCAACGCCTGATTGGCCAAACCCAGCAGCGGGGTGAGATCAATAGCGGTTTCCATGAAACGATCCTTTGCAGACATGAAAAAGCCGCCCTGGCGAAGGCCGGACGGCGCGGGGTGGAACGGGAAAGACTACCAGCTGTCAGCCGAAGGCGCGGTGCCAGTTGGCAAGATACTGCGCCGTGGAAGCGGCACCGCCGGCAGTGTTGTAGTAGCGCTTGTAATAGGCCGCCTGACCGTCGAGATCGCCCGCCGCCGGCAGCGGCGCCGAGATGCGGTGGTACAGCACCCGCGCCATTGCCACCGCGTAATAGAGATTGCCGCCCAACTGCTGCAACCGCGACACTCCGGGCAGGGTCAGCCGCGTCATCATCTGGGCCAGGTCCGGCTGATGCGCCAGGAAGTTGGCCCAGATGTCGTCATGCGTGGCCGGCTCCATCTGGCAAATGCCGACCGCCGGGCCAGTCCCCTCCTGGTGCAGATAATGGCCGCCGCCGCTTTCCTGCAACACCGTGCCCAGCAGCAGTTCCTCGGCCGCCGCCGACCACAGGCCGATGGCCTGCAAAGCCGGACGCACCACTTGATCGCGCAGTTGCGTCATATCGATTCCATCATTCATCGCTCATGACTTTCCTTGTGAGGCCGACCCGACCGGGCAGCCGTTGTTGATGCGTCCCGACAGGTCGTTGATCTGCCGGTCGCGCTCGTCGAGCGCTTCGTCCAGGCGGCGCATGTCGGCGTGGTAGACGTCGCGATGGATGAAGCTGTCCCGCACCTCTTTGAGGACGGCGTCCATCCGCTCATAAAGACGCTGGCGGCCCGCCGTGGAGTCGCGGCGGGTGTTCTCGAATTCCTTCTTCAAAGCGCCCAGCAACGCCCAGCCGCCGCTGCCGACCGCCACAAGTGCGGCCACGATGGCGGCCAGCGCCTCCCAGGTGATGGGGCTGTCCGATGGCATGCGGTTTCCCTTTCACACATGCAAAAGGCCGCTTAAAGCGGCCTTGGGAAACAATCCGGTAAAGGCTTCGGCTAGACCTGAAGCTGCGCCCGCAAGGCGATCTTTTGCGTCAGGCGGGTCTGCTGAATGGCCGGCAGCTTGGTGGTATCGAAGCCCAGCGCCGTCCAGGTGTCCTCCAGGCCGCGCGGCACGAACACGTCGAGCGCGGTGATCTGCGCCAGGATCGGCGCGTTATGGGCGGCCTTGACGGCGACGGGATCGGGCTGCCAAGCCCCGCTGACCCAAACATGCGTAGCGTCGGGGCGCTCGGGGACGGCGATGTCCCCTGGCTGTTCGTCGCCGAGGTGATAGCTGCCGTCCGGTGAAATCCAACTTGCCATGACCTAGAACCCCCTGTTGGCGATAAGAAGCACCTGAGCGGTGCTGGAACCGGGCGAAATTGCTCCGACCGAGGTCGGGCCGGTCTCGGCGATCGGCACCAGCGCGCCGCCCTGGCTTTGCAGGATGACCGACACGTTGCGGCTCTCGGCCATGCCGGCCGGGCCAGAGATGACGTAAGAGCCACTGTTCCAGGCGCAAAGCAGGGGCACCTGCATGCCGATGGGAAAGCCGTTCCAGGCCACCGCAAACACAGCATAGGCAGCCACCACCTGATATTGCGGCGGTGTGCCGAGATTGGCGTTGAAGGCCGTGCGCGTGCTGGTGGGGGGCACGGCACCGAGGGGCGAGGTGTATTTGCCATTGAGCGCGTACCAAGTGATGGCGGTCACGACGCCGCCGGCCACCGTGACCTCGCCGACGGCCACACGGTAAGCTTGGGGGGCGGCGCTGCCGGTGCCCAGATAGCCAATCATGCTGTTAAACAGGAACGTCAACTGCCCGCTGGTGGTCGCGGGCGTGCCGCCAGGGGCAACCACCTGCACGGACGGCGCCGACGCCGTGGTGCAGGTGCCATTGGCCGCGACGTCGAGATAAAGGCCCATCGTGCCGTTGGTGGACAGGCCCGTCCAAGACGGGTTGGTGATTTGGCCGATGCGGTCAATGGGGCCGGACGCTCCAAAGCCACCCGCCGCCGTCGCCGTCAGGGTGCCCGTTGCGGTGACGGTGGTCGATCCGGTCGTGCCGCCAAAGGCGGGGAAACCGTTGGCATCCACCGGACCAGCCTGCACGGTCTGGCGCACCGATCCCGCCGACGCAGCCAGGCCGGAAACGGCGGAAATGTCTAGCGTCTTGCCGCTCATGCCCGGTCCGGTGAACACCGTCAGCGTCTCGTTGGCCAGCGCCCCGCTGTCCCACAGCAGGATCAGGGTGGTCAGCAGGGTCGCCGCCGAATAGCTGGCCGACGTCACCTTGCCATAGATGGTCCCGGTGGTCGCCCCCACCGCGCGCAAGCGGCGGCCGACCGCGTAACGGGTGGTCTGGTTGCCGGGGACGGTGGTGCTGGTGGCGCTGGCGTAGCTATGTTGGTCGGTGACGATCCAACCGTCAAAATCGGGCGGCCAGCAGCTGACGGTGGTCTCGTTGACGTAAAACTTGGGCATCCAGGCGTTGTCGGCCTGGTTACGCGTCCACACGGTATTGGTGCCGGTGTCGTACCAGGTGATGCCAGCCATCGAGGCCAAGCCAAGGCTCGCCGCCGTCGGTGCCGCCGGCCCGGAAAACTGGCTGGACAGCGACGCCAGGGCGTTATTGATGTCCTGCACCAAGGTCAGGCCCGGCAACGGCCCCGAGGTCGGGATGGAAATGGGATTCTGCGTCATGGGCTCAGTATCCTTGCGCTACGATATTGACGGTGCGGGCCACGCCGATGCCGCCGTTGAGAACCTGAACGGTGAAACCGCTCGTGCTTTGGTTGGACAGAATGGCGTCGTCGCCCTGTTGGGCGTTGACGATGGTGATCTGGATGTTGGGCACCGTGCTGGAGCCCGGCCCGCCGTTGAACGGAGCCGCCGGATTGCCTTGCAGACCGCTGGCATACAGCACCGGCACCCCCGCCGCCGGCACCGCCAGCCCGGTGAACCAATCGTCGCGGTCGGGAACATCGACCAGGAACGACAGCCCGGTCAGGATCGGGATGACCTGAGGATCGGCGGATGAGAGCAAGACCCGCAGGTCGAAGGCCCGCGCCAGATAGGATCCCGGTGCCCAGTTTTGCCAAGCGCCCCAGGTGACGCCATCGGGTGACAGCCTTATCTGTGGCACCGCGTCGATCTTGGGGCCAAGGAAAGCGTCGGTCAGATCGCTGATCGCCAGAACGTCGGTGACGGTGCACAGATTTTCGAACACGCTCTGACCATGCGCCGCGACGGTGATGACGACGTTGCACAAGACCGCCCGCCCGACATCGATGCGATGCCCCACCGGCACCGTATAGCTGGCCGCTGCGGCGACGCCGGCGCCGTACAGCAGATCGGCCACCGATCGCACATCGGCGGTCAACGTCAGGTCAGAGGCGTCGGTCATCTGCACCGCGCCATTCAGGACCACGGCGCTGGACAAGCTTCCGGTCCAACCGCTGGCGGCTTCGTCGAAGCCCGCGAGGACGTTGGACACCAGTATGGAGCCCTCGATCATGATCTCGGCCGGCTGCGCCGAATAGACGTCGATACCGCCCGAGGCTCGGTAATGCGCCGCCAGCCAATAGGTTCCATCGCCATAGCAGGGAGCCTGACACAGCGGCGTGCGCCCGATCACCCGCGCCGTCTGCCACGTCAGCCCTTGGCGGATTTCATAATCGACGGTGCGGAAATCTTCGACTTCGGTCCAGACCATCTGGGTGTTGCCCGCCACAAAGACAGTCGTCAATCCGGTGATGTTGGGCAAAGGCGACAGCAACGCCAAACCGCGCAGGGTGTAGCTGTAGGGCTGGACCTCGGAGATGTCCTGCAAGGCGCCGCCCCAGATGTTGAAGGACAGGAGCTTGACGTACAGCGTCTTGCCGATTTGATCCATGCGGAAGGGATATTTGATCAGCGCGTTGTCGATGCGGACGAACGGCGCCCCCGCCGCGTGATCGGCGATGCTGCTGCCATAAGCGCCGCGCACCAGATAGTTCAACTGATAGCCGCCCGCCTGCATCAGGGTGGCACTTTGATAGGCCAGCCACTCGCCATCGACCCAGCACAGAGTATTGAGCGCCGTCGCATCGGCCAGCGATCCGCTCAACATCTGGCGGCGGGTGTCGCACAGTTGAACCGACAGGGTATCGGTTTGATCGATCGCGGCGCCAGATGGCAATTCGGCGGTCAGTTGGCCATAACGGGCCGGACCATTGCTGCTGCCGACCTTTTTATAGGTCGCGCCATCCTCCGAGATCCAGACGTCGCAGCCACCCCAAACCGGGCCGCCGGTCACCGCCAGCCATAGCTCCAGGCCATTGGCGGTCAGGGCGTCGGGCGGCTCGAACATCGCCGGAGCCGTGCAGTCGCCGCCGGTCTGCGAATAGTCGGCGGCGAACCCCTGGGTATCCTGCACCGGACGCGTCGTCGTACCCGCCAGACTGTCCGGCACATCCTCGGCGGTGACGCGGAACGAGGAATCGCTTTCCTCGTCGATTTCGGTGACACGGACGGTGTAGTTGACCAGCCCCTGATCGGGATCGCTGATCGACACCAGATCCATCGGCTCCAACAAGGCGCCCAGCGGCCCCATCAGCCATTCATAGGTGGCGGCGACGTTGACGCTGCGGTCGCACAGCAAATCCGCCACCTGCTGCGCGGCCGAGGCGGTCACGATGTGATGCGCCGACACCACGTCGGCAACGCGAAGGCCATAGGTGGCGATGTGGGCGGCGTCATCGCTGGTCACCACGACCGTGTTGTAGCCATAGGAGCGGTCGATATATTCGACGGTAATGCGGTTCGAGGCATCCGCGGGATCCTGACGGGTCACCGTAAGCGGCGGATCGCCATCCTCCGCCAGCATGATGCTGTCGTCGATCGTCATCACCGGCGTCAGGTTGGGGGCGTAGCCCAGGGCATTGGCCGTGGCGTCCAGGATGGCTTCGTCGACATAGGGAATGATCTTGAGTTGCCCCGCCGACCACACCGCTTCGGCCAGCGTCGAGGCCAGCCATTCGGTGATGATGTCGCGGGCCGGACGCGCCTCGGTCAAGGCCACCGACATCGGCAACCCCATGGCTTGGCACCAGCCCGCGTAATTCGACAAATCCGCCAGGCGAGCCGCCGGAAATCCGGCTCCATAGTCCGGATTGGTCAACAGATCGGCGATGCAGTAGGCCGGAGAGGTGTCGTACTGCAAAACAGCGGACGTCCCGAACGGTATCCACTGGGAGGTGACGATGGTTCCCTGCCCCTGAACTTCGAATGAAATATTGGGCATGCTGGTCGAAGTGCCCAAGGCAACATCCTGCAGACCGACATAGGCAAGATAGCGATAGGGCATCGCCGCTTCCGGATGAACGCTGTTCAAATAGTCCCAGGTGGTCTGATTGCCGTCGCCCAGTTTCAAAGTGCCTGTCGCCGGCATGGAACCCATGGAGTATTGGGACTTGTCCCACCAGATTTGGCTGATCGCCCTGACGGTGCCGCTGCCCAAGCCAAAGGCGAAACTGGCCGTATAGGTATAGGTTGTCGTCGTCGTGGCGCCGCCGCCGCCGCTGCTCCCGCCGCCGCCACTGGTGACCTCGATATTCGGGATGGCGGTGAAATCGCCGTACCAGATCATGTTTCCGGCCACGCGGGCGGTGCCGTAAATGACGGGGATGACCGTGCCATAGCTTGACTGCTGAAGGCGCAGGCTTCCCACCGCCGGGGTGGTGTTGGCCTGTGCCGGCGCGGCACTCGACGAATTTCCTCCGCCGGAATTGCTCATGGTGCAGTCTCCCATAAAGTATAGAAGCGCCGTTCGCGCGGACGGCCGACACGGTTCAACGACATCGATGCGCCGTCATCGGCAAGGACACCGTGGCCGATGACCGAGTGAATGATGCGCGGCCAGGCGACGACGATGCCGCCATGCGCCAAGCAGCGGCCATAGCGCCACATCACCATGTCGCCAGGAGACGGCTCGGCCACCTCATGGGCATAGGACAGCACGCGCGCCAGATAGCGTTCGCCGGTCTGGTGCAGATGCCAGTCCATCGGATAGAACTCGACACTTTGCGGCGGAATCAGGCCACAGGCGGCATAGACCTCGGCGGGCAGCATGGCGCAATCGACGCCGACGCCCTTGACCCGGCCCATATGGTGATAAGGCGTGCGCAACCAGCTGCGCGCCTCCGCCACGACGGCGGCGCGTTGCGCCTGTTCAATGTCGTCCATGGCTAGAACGCCGTTTCCGGGACCGGAACGAAGGGCATGCCGCCGAAATTGGCGCCATTGCCAAACACCCCGGCACAGGTTGCCTGGGTCTTGTCGCAGGCGGGATAATAGGACAGGGTGTCACCAATCTCGGGCATCCAGGGCAACGGATTGCTCAACTGGACCACACCGCCATCGATCCAGCGGACATTGCGGGACAGCCCCCGGCACACGCCGCTGGTCATTTTCACCCAACCTCGATTGCCGCCGCTCACCGCGTTGAAAGCGGCACAGGGCAGAGTCAGGGTGGTGGCCGCCGAGGTGATGCTGACCGGCGAAGCCAAAGAAGCGAGATTGATGCCGCAGGCGCTGTCACCCAGAAGAAAACGGCAGGACGGGCCATAGAGCTGGGACGGCACCTGCACGTCGAGCAACGACAGCCAGCTTTTGACGGTGATCTTGACGCCGGTGCGCGACACCGCCTGCGTGGCGGAAACAGCGATGAAGCGGGGCAGCACCCCGGCAATGACCGG